ATTTTTTGATAGCACAATAACTCCTTCGGAATCGGAGGAGTAAAAAAGATTGAATTATTTCTGATTTATGCTAATCTATAATTGAATGAAACCACACATGTACTGACAGAAACTCGCTGTCGTTTTCGGTTGGGTCTTATTGGGAGTAAGAATCGTTGAATTGTGGCTTCAATATCATAAGGAGGCTCCTTTCCTTTGTACCTGAAAAAGTTCAAACAGATTTTGGTAGCCTGCGTGAAATTGATCTGTAGTCTATACTTCAGATCTTTTTCTTTTGGTTTTACATGTTGAGCAATCAACATGCTAAAGTTGTACATAACTAATCTTGCGTATATTTCCTGTAAAATAGAATTCTCCTGTTTAGAATGAAATGCTGACAATCCAAGAATATATTTCAATTCTCTGAAGCCAGTTTCTATTCCCCATCTTTGATGATAGATTTCTTTCAAATCTTCCATTGAAAATATTTCTTCTGGAAGGCTCGTTGCAATAACTTCATATGTATTGTCATCTAAAAGGAACCTGACAAACCGTATTGTTATCTCATAATCAGGACTTTTGCTATTTTCAATATAATCAAACCGGGACTTCTTTGAAAGATACTTATATTTTTCTGTGTTAATCGCAGCTGGACCAGAGAAATGTCTGGTTAATACCACCCGTTTTGTAATATCATATTCCTCTGTTTTAGGAAGATTTAACCCAGAAACCATACAGGAATTATCAGAATCTCTGACTCTTACAACATAATCAAAAAGTCTCTCTTCAATATGAGCGAAAAGATTATAGTTCTCATAACCACGGTCTGCCATGATTATAACAGGATGTTTTTCACTGATTCGATCCACAAGTTCACATGCTGCACCTGTTTCGTTTTCGTGCAATCCCTTTTGAACAATGACATCCAAAAAGCTTTTACTACAAACATCAAAAAGTGCATTCAAATGGAGGGTCGAAAAATGATTATCCCCCATAACATTATCTTCTTGAGAGTTGTAAGGTAGTGAAAAATCACTTCCATCAATTGCAAGTAAACGATAATTTTTATAAAGGACAGGTTTTTTAAATGTACATTCATTAAAGCGATAAAACAAATGTTCTAAGGCAGTGTAACTGAGTTTTTTTCTTTGTTGGACAAATGCTGACACAGTTGGAAACCCTTTCCTATATTCAAAAAATTCTCCTATCTCATGTCCAAGACTGTTGCTTCCAAAAGAAAGAATAAATTGAATCAACGTAGAAAAGTTAAATTTACTTTTACGACAAAAAGCCGGTTTTCCTGAAAGATTAAAGATGTCAGAAGAAAGCGCCATTTCATCAATAATCTTTAGTAAACAATTTTTAAGTTCATTAGCGTGTGTATTCACGACGTCACCTCCTATAAACAAGGGGCTTCGCCGCAATTTTTTTGGTATTTGTCAACCATTTTTTTAAATCACAAAAAAAGAGCAGGGTACATTTTTCTATATACCTTGCTCTATAAGAGAATACATTTTTAATATCTTAACTTAATGACATTGATCTCTAAGCTCTCTAAAAATAGTTGAAACTTTATTCCGTTTGCTCTATAATATAGTTACAAAGAACAACCGCCACAAAGTGGTTGACCTTAATAAGCTAACATAGAAAATGCCACCCTATACCGGTCAAAGTAATGAGGGTGGTTTTTCTATGCTTTAAATCATTAGTGACAAATCAAGTAAATGAATGTCAGCAGTGATAAAATGAACATTCCAAAGGCCATAAGGTCTTTAAAATCAAATTGATTTTTATTATTGTCCATCAGCACCACCCCCATTCTATGTAGAATAGAGGTCATCCACCCTGTAACACGGTTGTTCTATTGATTATATTATCATATCCTTTTTAATGTATCAATCCAAAGCTGACCATCTTTCTTATTTGGGTTCTGTATATGTAAGTGCTTGTGTGCTGTCTTTCACCCCTCTTGTTGTATGGTCAGTTACAACACCTAAGATTACAAGCACTGTAAATACTGCATTTACAACCACAATCAACCTATTCCCAAGTTCGTTTAAATCTAATGTGTACCCAAATACTGCTGCTACTGCTTGTACTAATAGCAGTACCGCCGGAATAATTGCAAGCCAAAACTGCTTGTTTTTTAATCGTACTTCCCAGTTAATCTTTCTTGTCATTTTTCATTTCCTCCTAAAAAATCATTGAAATTAAATAGCCAGCTAACGCCGAGATAATTGTCGTAATTACCAATTCCCAACGCTGTGCCGGCTTTCTTTTTAATTCTGCTACGTCTTCATTCAATCTTTCGATTGCTTTGTTTGTGTGATGCATCTCTTTCGTAAGACCAACCATCTCATTTGCGAGTTGGTGTACCGAATCCACAATCTTTTCCACATCATTCATCCGATGTTTTAAAGACCCGATTTCATTCCTATGATCCGCAAGAGTTACTTCTACTTCTGTTTCATTCATATTTCCCTCCAAATATTTATTGCAAAATAAAAAGACCATTATGGTCCTGCTCTGATCTCCATGCCATTCAACTCCATTATTGACCTATCATCTTTTGCACTGCCTCTTTCCATCTTTTTGGTACATCCTCAATTGTGATCGTTCCATCTTTTATTTTCATAACATAAAACAACACCATTATGCTTCACCTCCTATCATCCCTGCCATCTCCATAATTGCTCCATCCTGTACGCTTTGTACTTTCTCAAGGGCATCTAGTCTCTTTTCTTCCTCTGTTTTTTCACGGATTGCGAATGTTGCCTCCACTTTTTCATTCACAACATTAACCTGAAATAATGGATATTCTAATCTCATGTCGGTGTAATTTCCAGTTATATTTTCCTCTGACTTAAATTGTACTGCATCCAGATTTCCCTCTTTTAAAATAGCAGATGCAATCGGGTCTAAATCTTTAAATTGCTCTACGACAGCCGTAATAGCATTAAGGCTTGCTCCTTCTTTAATTGTAATCTCTGTTTTGTCTGTTAAAATCATTTTATCCATACTGTTTTAGTCTCCTTTTCCTTTTATTTCTACTTCCACTTACCTGCTACGTATACATCAATGCATGTAGTCTTTTGCTTATCTGATCCAAGTTGAACAATATATCCATCAATAGCCTGTTTACTCACACTTACGGATGGGCGCGCCGCCCAAACTATACCGTTATTCATCGCACTTGTTTGGATATTTAACACTTCTGTTGCTGTTATTCCAAATGCTAAATTCGTATATTTTGCGTGATATAATCCTGTTGTTCCAATCTGAACGAATGAAAAGTCTTGATTCTTAATAGTTACCTTCCCAAATGATTCAAAAAAACCATTTTCATATTTCTTTATGTATCCATTTGTAAATTTAACCATTTCAAAATTTGTTTTGCTCTTTAGCTCACTAATTTTCTCGTCCAACGCCTTCCCCTGCCTTGCATCTAGTGCATACCCTGCAACTGTAGTAGTCAGGTTGCTTATCACCTTCGATGTATCCAATTTTTGTGCTAATGCGTCTTTAATTGGTTTCACACCATTTTTATAAAACCGATTCAGAAGGTTTGTTGTGATTACCTTCATATATCCTCACCTCCCCTCTACGCAAATGTTCCTGCGATTATTTTATCAATATCGGATTCTGTTGCTTCTTCTGCAGTTGTCCCTGTTGGCGGTGACTGCCACGTTCCATCACCCCTCAAAAACTTATCCTGTGACCCTACTCCCGGTGCTGGCACTAGCCCTGCCTTTCCTGCTACAGATTGTGTTGCCCCAGTCATATTGGAGTATGTTGTATTGTTATCATTTCCCCATACTGCGGTACCATCAGCAGACCACTTTAAAAACTGCCCTGCAGATCCACCTGTCGGAATATGCTTATTCCCGGACGTTGTTGGATGCGTATAAGCATTTGCACCTGACGCGATTCCTGCTAGTTTTTGTTTTTCTGCTGCGGTGTAGTCATTCGACGACAGCCCTTTCCCACTTTCTTTCTTTACAAACTTCTCTGTGATTTTTCCCGAAAACTTCGTTGCAAACGAAGTTAAGTTTTCTAATGTTATGTATTTCATTTTTTCCTTACCTCCTTAAATAACTGGTCAATGATATCCTGTATTTCCTGTTCCGTAGCATCCATTTCTTCCTCACTTTCCGTATAGGTTCCTCCTATGATCGCATCGATGTCTTCTTTCGTACCTGTTTCAAAAATGCTGCCCTGCTCATCTTCATCCACATAAGTCCCCTCAATGATCCTGTCAATATCCACATCTGTTGCCACATGATACAGGTCTTTTAAGAGTTGCTGGATCTCCAATAACAATTTTCCGTTTTCTGTGGAATCAAGTACATCCTTGATATTCTTAAATTCCTGTATTGCAGCCTGCACAGCTGTTACGGCTTCTGAAGTCTTTGCCTTTGCATCGTCTCCTTGGGTCTTCGCATAGCTCCCCTGCTCCTTTGCATAGTCTCCCTGTACCTTCGCATATTCTCCCTGCTCAACTGTATGATCCAGCTTTTTCATTGCCTCAATGCAGACTAGTTCGGCAATGTCTGCATAAGTCCTTCGGACATCCTCCCCATAATATGCTTGGCGAAATTCCTGTATCAGTCCTCTTATCTTCTCTTCCAATGTCATCTCATTTCTGTGCCTCCTTCCGGTTTTTCTAACTTATCCAGCCGTTCCAAAACTTTTGCCAACCTATTTTCAATATCAGCTATACTTTCTCTCAAAACTCCCGTATCCTCTTCAAATTGCGTAAGTTTGCCTTTTATCTCATCTATATCTGTTTTTGTCTCCCCAGTCCCTAATTCGATTGTCTGGACTTTTTCATCCACCTTTTTCAGATAGCTGTCTGTACTTTCCACCTTTTGCGAGAGTTCTTTTATGCCACCTTTAATGACTTCAACAGATTCATTTTTACTCGCTTGCCCCTCTACCTGCCTCTGTAATGCTGCCTGTTTTTCTGTTAATGCAGTTACACTGTCTCCAAGATTGATCTTGTCCTTTGACGGATCTAAAATGTCATACTCCCTTTTCGATACAAGCATATATTTATCAAGTCCGTGCGGTTTCGATACGGTATGAACTATGTCTCCAAGCTTTATCCGGTCAATATCCACATCTGCAAGGTGCAGATCTATTGCAGTCAGCTCTATGGTTGCGGTCAGGTTCCTTGCATTCTTTAAAAATTCCTCTCCTTTTGTTTTCAGATTCGCCGGTACTGTCACATCCTCAAACACTTCTGTCCGCGTGATTCTTCCATAGAGCGTAATTGCTTCTTTGTCCTCAATATAATCTTTTCCATTGTTTACCGACGCAATGGTAAGTCTCCCTCCACCCTGCTCTTCGTCCAAAGATTTGCCAAGCGGAATAAGTACCGTTGCAATCTCTGCCGCGCTTATATACTCCGTCAAATCCAGTATGTTTTCTCCAAACCGGATTGTCTGTAGGGATGTGCGGTCATAGCTTTCTAAGTAGTCCAGATACCGGATACCTTTTTGCTTGCGGATACGCAAATATCCACCATTGCTGGCAACCAGCTTGTCGAGAATCGTATTTAAAGTATCCGTATACTGATTATCTTCCCTTGCATCGTAATTCATCGTTTTTTTCTCTACGATTCCAAGAGTAAACTGTTTCTCCTCCTCCACTTGGCTGTTGTGCTGGGTAATTTTATCCTGTAGATAACTTTCTGGGGTCAGGTCATGGTATTCCTTCGGACGCTGGATACTATCTAGCATATAGGCAAGCGTTCCTTCGCACGTATTCGCCACACATCCGTACATGTCCGTCTCAGAATCCGTAACCCTTCCCTCAAATAAGGATTCTTCGCCCTCGAATACTTCTATCTTGGAAATCATCTTCCCTATCTTTCCCACCATCGGATGCGGGGGCGGAAGGGAAAACACAAATTCCCCGGTCTTATTTAGCCCAACCCTTACTTTTCCTGACAGTATAGCCAATTCTTCGTCTCTTGGGTCGTACAACAATTCCCCATCACAATAAATCCTATACATTATAAACTCGCCCCCCTATAGTCCACACTGACTGTTCCCTTTCCTTGAAATGTCAGGATATGTTCCCCTGCCCCCAACTGCAAATCCATTACTTTACTTTTCCCCTTTGGGAGCGTGTAAGAAATGCTGTGGTATTCCAAAACCATGCTTTCAGAGCACTCAAAAACCGGGACAACCTTTTTCCGCCGCCCCGGTATCATAAGTACCATTGTTCCATTTACTTCCAAATCTCTATAATCGCGTATAATTCCATCCTCAAAACAGAAGGTGTCCCACACCCACGGTTCCAAACTTCCGTAACGCTCATATTTGTATGGTTCTGCATCAAACGAGATCGTCACTCCGTTAATCAGAGCATTTTCTTTTACAATCTCAC